AGCAAGTGCAGTATCTAAGTTAATAGCTATTTGCGAACCAATACCTACAATCGATCTGAATGTACCCAAACCTGTCGTTTTAGCTTCTCTTTATCATTCAACTGATGAAGCCTTGAAGATTTTAAAAGATGTAATAGAATTTTTAAAAGAGTTTGATATACCGTCAGCAGATGAGATAATAAATGATATTAAAGAAGAGATAACAGGAAAAGGTGTAGAAGATAAAACACAATTCTTAAAGGATTATAAAGCTTGTGAAAGGAACGCTAAAAATAAGTTGGGAGTTTTGTATAATAGATTTACTGGGATGACTTGGATTTTATCTTGTATGATTCAAAAAGGATATACTAGGGCATTGATTGAAGAAGAAATTAAACTCTTATTAGGAGTATAATGACAGATCAACAATTTCTCTTAATCTGGATTCTTTCGTTTTTTTTATATTTTACAATTTACACGGTATGGATTCCTTTGAAAACTCAAAAAAAAATAGAGAGCTGGTTGAAGAGTTCTGAATCTGATGAAACTCTTCTTATGTCTTTAGATGTGATTACTAAAAAGATAAGAGAACAGATGTTAATTGATTTTGAGGAATTTATGTTGCCACAAGCGAGAGAGAGTCTTAAAAAATTCTGGGCTGGAGCAATGGGAAATGCCGCTCAAGAATTGAAAGGTTCTGAAGAGGGTTCTCAACTTTCTTTGTTGCATAATATCACTCAGGATCTAAGCGGACAGCCTTGGTATGTTCAAGCCTTGGCTTCTAAAATGTTGCCGATGATTACAGAAGCGGCGGCCAAAGGATCTAAAACCAAGACTGACGCAGTGCTAGGCATGGGATTGCAGAAATAACGCACCTACAACGCACTCTGACGCACAAAACTCGCACACCTAACCCCTTCATACCCTAAGCTCCCCCATTAATCTTACGACCACATAGAGAGCAGGTCGCCGATACACGGCCCCAGTTCATGTTATAACATGAGCAAAGGGGCATTAATCTTCTCCAGATATCTTTTGTAAAGCGAATCTAAGTAAGATCAGTTCATGTGCGATCACTTCTAGTAATTCATTACTTGAATAGGTTTCTTCATCATCACCGTCTACCTTTTTTTCGTAGTAGTCACCTAAACAGGAATCAGTAATTCTCATGTTTGCTCCCATCGCAGTCCGTCAGATGCTTTCCATACCCAATAGAAGATCCCTTCTTTAGGCCAATGTGATGCCGTCTTGAAATCCTTTAATAAATAAAAGGATGATGTAGAGTATGACTCTTTCAATTTAATTTCTTCTGTTGGGATGTATTCGTATGTGTGTTCATCATCTTCATTCAGATTCTTTTTAGTCAATACTTCACGACATGTAATCTTTACACCGTCTTTTATACCCCCGTCTGTCTCAATCTTACAATCTTCTACCAGATCAACAGTCACTAGGGTCATGTCATCCTCCTTAACTACAAGGTAGGAATCACGCTTCTTCAATGGTGAAGAAATGTCAGGCTTAATCAGTTCATTCTTTGATGCGTCCATACTATAACATAAGGTAACTGCTATATAACTAAAACTGAAAGGGAATAGAGTTATATAATGGATTAAACTATAATCGGTTATGCCTGTCGGGGTTTATCGTAAGAGAACTAAAAACGGTCGCTGGATGTATTTCCGTGACGGTAAGTTGATCTCTAAAAAATCTTACGATGCGTCCACATCACGAAGAAACGGTAAACCCCGAAAGGCAACGAACAATAAAAAAAATAATTCAAAAAGGAGCTACATGAGAAAATCACTACCACATCCAAGCGTTACAGGTATGGCGTCAGGATTAGCTATAGCCGCATATCTAAACGCTGGTAAAACCACAACGTCAGGGGTAAACGGGTTTCCTGTTGTTACAACGGTTGAAGGTGTGATCAAGGACATAACAGACGGTCAATTAGGGACCGCATTTAGTACCCTGTCAGGAAATGCAATTAATCTAATTGCAAGTGACGCAGGGAGAAAGACGTTAGTGACTGCCGGACTTGTTGCCGCTCTCGGAGCAGTGGCACGCAGACAGTTTCCAAGATTAAAGCTAGGGGGGAAATCTCTCTACTTTACACTATAGAGGTAAATAACAATGGTAACAACTATTCAGAGAAGTTTCGATAGCACGCCCACGGATAAAGAATATTTTTCTTTAACTGACAATATGAACAGTAGCAACTTGGGTAATATCCAGGTTCCACAGGGATCAACCAGGATCAGCAGGGTCGATTGTGCCTTTGACGGATTTAATGCAAAAGGATATCAGGTCGTATGCCGTTTACTTGGATCAAATATGTCAGAACAGAACTTTACTATTATGGGAATAGCTGGAGATACAGCCGATGCGGCATGTGCAGTCGGTTTTAATTCCGTTCCCGTTGCATTTGGTATAGCTGGAGTAAACAATATAGATCTACAAATTGCCATTCAGATAAGTGGTGGCGGCAGTATGGCGGCATCATCTGGATCTGTAACGCTTTACTTTGAATAATCCTTTGAATGGCTAGAACAAAGCTAGGCACTAACGCTCAGTTTAGCGGTCCTAACAAGGGCCTGTCATCGATTGGGCAACACGTTTACGCTTTTAGTGGTCGTATCATTTCAACTGGGAGTGGTGATGCTGGTGATGAAATGCTTAGTTTCCATACTGGGAAAGGATATATTATCGCAGACTGTATATTTCAAAACGACATAACCAGTGGATCAGACATTTATTTTGAAATTAAATATAACGGTCAGACGGTAGTTCTCAATAAAGAAGCGAGTTCAACTATAACCGAACCGTGGACTTGGATCTTATTGTTCCCCCCGTTAACATTTGTGGAGATTGCATGGGGTACGCAAAGTGGGGCTACTAATTTCAACGGAACTGTGTCCATATCTGGTAAAGTTTATGCATGACCCTAGCCGCATCTAAATCAGTTTCACGGGCCAAAGGTGGTAATATTTACGGGTGGAGCGGAAGTCATCTTCTCACCTCTTCCGCTGTCACCCTCCTCTCCTATACCAATCCCTCTGCTTTCTATTTAACACGGATAACGTTAGGTATTGACTGGAGTGGGATTAGTGATGGTGAGGTTTTAAGTTATGTCGTATCAGTGGACGGTCAAGCTTTATTTGTAGAGAAATTCGTAGTTCTTGTTAATAATATTGGTCTGCAACCTAAAATGTTTGAATTCGTCATACCACCAAATTCAACCGTTAAGATCCAAGCCTCTGAGGATTCTAATAATGGGGCAATATCATGCATCCTAACGGGGTATCGAATATGAAATTCCCTAAGAGTGAAAAGGATTTTGAGGAGTTAATGAAGGGGATAAAGTGGAATAGAATTATCCCTCCTATGGTGTCGGTAATGCAACCGATTATAATTTTTAGTGCTTGGTTGGGTTTTTCTATGATTGATAAGAAAGCAAGTGCAGTATCTAAGTTAATAGCTATTTGCGAACCAATACCTACAATCGATCTGAATGTACCCAAACCTGTCGTTTTAGCTTCTCTTTATCATTCAACTGATGAAGCCTTGAAGATTTTAAAAGATGTAATA